TATGCGTCCAATGATAATGGATTATATTTCACAAAAAGATCCTACACTGGTTTCAAAAATTGAAACAGGCGACATGAACAATGAGCCTAAAGAAGAAGAGGACGTTGCAGAAGGTCATTATCCACATATGAAAAGTTTTGATAAACTTTATGGCATAAAGGATGTACAACAATACAAAGCCATGGCGGATGATGCACAATCAATGGACATGGAAGAATTCAAGGACACATACAACAGTACGATTGATATGGCTGGAGATTTTTATCAAGATCATCAAAAAAATGAAGCAATCACATTCGAAGACATCAAACCTTACGTGTCAATGTACAAAGGTGACGATGGCAAGATGGTGTATGATATTTTAGACAAAGATGAAAAATCTGTAACAAAATTTAATAATGCCAAAGACGCAATGGAATATCTAAGAAAAAATTTCGACAAATTAAAATCAAGTGATTCAAAAATTAAAAACGAAAACGAAACAGATTACGAAGGTTCAATGGATTATGAATTATCAGGTGATGATGGTGAAATGGCTCATGGTACAATTCATTATAAAGCAATCGACGGCAAAGTTGACCCTAACAGTTTAAAAGGTGAATACACATACGATGGCAATCATAAAATTGACGACGATACAGCAGATGAAATGATTAAGCCAGGTGGTGCAGAACACGAAGAAGCACTAAAAGCCGCACAAGAAGATTACGACTTTGAATCAGATCGTATGAAATCAAAGATGGGTGCAGAAGACCAAGAACAGCATAAAGGTTGTGGACCAGATTGTGCAGATCACGGTTGTGATTGTGAATATGGCAGAGCAGGCAAAGAAACCAAAGATAAAGAATTAAGCAACAAAGAAGAAACTGTAGAAGATTTTGTTAAAAGTTTCTTTGACTACACATCAAATCAATTTCCTAAAGGTGAAACAGCAGTATTAACTTCAGTAGAAAAGAAGTTTGGCGACAGTGCTGTGGCAACTGCACAGGAAACAATTCAAAACTTAATGGCAAATAAAGATCCAGAAATTGCCAAAATTAAAAAATTAGCAGGCGTTCAATAATTAAGTTTACCAAATCAGGTTGACTAAATAGTAATATTAGTATATATTTGACATTATGTTTGTCTTGTGCTATACTAATATTTTAAAGGCACATAATATAATAACAACAGGCAATAAAGGAGGCTTAAATTATGGCAACACTACAAGAGATCAGAGCAAAACTGAAAGAACAAGAAGTTAAATCAGGAAGCTCTAATTCAAGAACAGGCGGAGACAACGCCATTTACCCATTTTGGAATCTAAAAGAAGGAGAGCAGGCAACTGTTCGTTTCTTGCCAGATGGCGATAAAGAAAACACTTTTTTCTGGAAAGAAAGGTTAATGATTAAATTACCTTTTGCAGGAATCAAAGGTGAAACGGATTCAAGACCCGTACAAGTACAAGTTCCATGTATGGAAATGTATGGCGAGTCTTGTAATATCTTATCCGAAGTAAGAGGATGGTTCAAAGATCCTAAATTAGAAGATTTAGGAAGAAAATATTGGAAGAAAAGAAGTTATATTTTCCAAGGTTTTGTAAAAGACGATCCGATCGGAGAAGAATCAACTCCAGAGAATCCAATTAGAAGATTCATAATTGGTCCACAAATATTCCAAATAATTAAAGGAGCATTAATGGATCCAGATATGGAAGATCTTCCAACTGATTCAACAAGCGGTGTTGATTTTAGAATCATCAAAACATCTAAAGGTGGATATGCTGATTACTCAACGTCAACATGGTCTAGAAAATCAAGACCTTTAACAGAAGATGAAAACAAAGCAATTGAAAACAATACTCTTTTCAATTTAAATGATTTCCTTCCAAAGAAACCTGGCGAAGTTGAAGTTAAGGTTATGAAGGAGATGTTTGAAGCATCTGTTGACGGCGAAGCATATGATCAAGATAAATTTGGTCAATACTTTAGACCTGCAGGCTTGTCATCAAGAACAGGTGACCCAGTAACTCCAAAAGCAGAAACTCCAGCACCAGCGGCTGAAGTGAAAGCACAACCAGTTGCTGAAGCAACGCAAGAAGCACCAAAGCCAACTGCTGAATCAAGCGGAAAAGCAGAGGACATTTTAGCGATGATCAGAGCAAGACAACAAAAATAATAAGCATATTGTGGGGAGGCAACTCCCCACACAACTTAAAGGTAAAAAATTATGGTAAAAGCATTTGACGTTAGTAAATTTAGAAAGACTTTGACAAAATCCATCACTGGAATGAGTTCAGGGTTTAATGATCCAACAGATTGGATCTCTACAGGTAACTTTGCCCTGAACTATTTGGTCAGTGGTGATTTTAATAAAGGTATTCCATTAGGAAAAGTAACTGTGTTTGCAGGCGAATCAGGAGCAGGTAAGTCATACATTTGTGCAGGTAACATTGTAAAACACGCACAAGAACAAGGCATATTTGTTGTATTGATTGATTCAGAGAATGCACTTGACGAAACATGGTTAAAAGCATTAGAAGTGGATACTGATGAAAAGAAACTATTAAAACTTAATATGAGCATGATAGATGATGTTGCTAAAACAGTATCAACATTTATGGATGACTACAGAGCAATGAATGAAGAAGACAGACCAAAAGTATTGTTTGTGATTGATTCATTAGGTATGTTGTTGACTCCAACTGATGTTGATCAGTTTCAAAAAGGTGATATGAAGGGTGACATGGGTAGAAAACCTAAAGCACTTACATCACTTGTTAGAAACACAGTTAACATGATTGGTTCACACAATGTAGGACTTGTATGTACTAACCACACATATGCATCGCAAGATATGTTTGATCCAGATGATAAGATATCAGGTGGACAAGGATTTATCTATGCATCTTCAATTGTAGTTGCAATGAAAAAATTGAAACTGAAAGAAGACGCAGATGGTAATAAAATTAGCGAAGTCAAAGGAATCAGAGCCGGCTGTAAAGTAATGAAAACTAGATATGCTAAACCTTTTGAAGGTGTACAAGTTAAGATTCCATATGAAACTGGAATGAATCCTTACTCAGGACTTGTTGATCTTTTTGAAAAGAAAGGTATATTAGTTAAAGAAGGAAACAGACTTAAATATGTTGATTCTAAAGGAACAGAAACTAAAGAATATCGTAAAGTATGGGAAAGTGGTGGAGCACCATTGGACAATATTATGAATGAGTTCAATAGTATTCCTGATTCTGTAGAAGAAAAAGAAACCGTTAACGTAGATGAGGAATAAATGATAGAAGGAAGTCAATTAGTTGAAATTTGGCAATTTTTTAGAGAGTACATGGACAGAAAACAACCTATCGAAGTAATCGCTGAAAAATTTGTAGACTTAATGGCAGACTATGGCGTTGGAGATGACGATTTTCAAGATGCCTTGGGTGCAGACGATGACCTAGATAAAGCAATCCAATACTATTTGGATGCTGAAAACGAGGAAGAGGATTATTAATGGCTGGATGGTATCAGAAAATAGCAAGAGATATTGGCGTTATTCCTGATGCCATTAGACATTATGAAGACGAATTAGTAGAAGCAAAATCGGAAATTAGAATAAGAGGTAATGTTGAAAAAGCATCAGCAGATATGCCTGGCATTGTTGAACAAAGATTTAATCAATTACAAGAAATAGAAGCAATCCTACAATATATGAACATTGAATTACGTAGATTGCGTTCATCACATTTTAAAAAATATTTAGAAAATTACCAAAGAGCATTATCTAGTAGAGATGTAGAAAAATATGTAGACGGTGAATCTGATGTTGTTGATTATGAAAAAATAATTAACGAATTTGCACTTTTAAGAAACAAGTGGCTAGGTATTACCAAAGGACTGGATCAAAAGCAATGGCAGATTACTAACATTGTTAAATTAAGAGTTGCTGGTATGGAAGACGCTTCTATATAACACATTACCAAAAAACATTCCAATAAATATTCAAAATGAACTTGAATATCCCATCATATATCATTACAATGCAAGGTAATCGAACAAGTGAATCGTTATCCCAACAATGTTTTGATTCTGCTAAAAAATTTAATATAGAACCAAAAATCTTTCCTGCAATCCATGGCAAACAAATAGATATCGAATGGAAAAAACACAATTTAAAAGATTTTAAGTTTAATCAAAGAATAAAAAAATTAAATCCTGGAGCAGTTGGATGTCTAATATCCCATTTGCTGTTATGGAAAAAAAGTATAGAAATAAACAAACCTATATTGATACTTGAACACGATGCTATAATAATTAGACATATTCCTCACA